AGCACTTGACATCAACGCTGCTACTGACATCAGTGGTAACTTGAGACTATTCCCAAGTAAGTGTGTTGAGGATCCTGATGCTATCCAGTTTACTAACAAGTCGTTTACTCCAACATTCAGAGTTGAATCTGAATTTGGTGACACATTTGTTGGTCGTCTACTTGATGTTGCTGGTATTGCTGGAGCAAACCCAACCAACTCACAACCAATTCTTGATGTTAGAAATCTAGGTGTCAACGGTGTTAATAACTTCACCATTATGCAAGATGGATCTATCAACTCCTTCGGATTGGTAGGATACAAGAACAAGAATGGTGGACATATTTCTAAGTTTATCAATGCAAGTACTACTCTGTCTGTCAATATAAATTATATTGTAGCGGTAGCTCCTTCTACTGGTGCTCTTGTGCTTACACTTCCAAGTAATCCTGAGACAGGTGATGTCATCAGATTTACTGAAGTTGCAGGAGCATTAACATACAACAACTCGCTTGTAATTCGTGCTCCAATCGTTGGAGGTGAACCAGTAGCACTTCAGGGAGATACTTCAGGAACCAAGTTGGGTGGTTTGTCTACACCATATGGATCTGGTGAACTGGTTGTACAAAACAGAAATGCATCCTTCGGACTCATTTTTGTTGGACAAACAGATGGTGATAACTTTATCCCTGCTGTCTATCAAGGTTGGTGGTTAACTGAACTATAATGGCATTCTATAACAGACTAAAAACTATGAAGTCCGCTCCTGTAGGCACTATCATGCCTTGGAGTGGACAGTCTAGTAGTGGTAATCTTCCTAATAATATACCACATGGGTGGATTGTTTGTGATGGTAGAACTTTTGCAGCTAATGATTTCCCTCTATTAGCATCTATGATCGGTAATACATACGGTCCTACTGACTCATCAATTGTTGGTAATTTTCCTGATTTTGATGAGGGAGATGTTTTTAGAGTTCCTAATCTAAATGGTAGATCAATGGTTGACATTGAGAAATCATATTTACAGCAAACTAAGTATCAGTTTGGACAACCAGATGCTGAAGCTGTAATTGGAGATTTAATTTCTGATGATGGTACAGGTGTTACTCCTCCAACTATCTACAGTGCTGATACGGATCTAAAATTTCAATTAGATCCAATTGATAGTATGGCAGGAAAAATTCAAAATATTACATTGAATGATCCTACATGGTCTAAGACATATTATACTATCGGTAGAAAATTAGGTATTGACCATACACCAGGTCACAAACACGCAGGACAATATACAACAGCACGTACTGATGGTAGATATGTTCAGGTCTTTGAGGCACCAACGCCTGGCATTTCTGGTTCAGAGTATGAATCTGCAAACTTAAATGGTATTCAAAACACTGATACTGCAGATACTTGGCCAAATGGATTTGGTGGAATGACATATTATGATGAAAATACTCTAGTATTGACGGACTCAGCAAAAACTTTTTCGCAAGATAGAATTCCAACACAAAATTTAACCAGAGCAATTCCTGCTCATGGTGCATATACACAGGGATTTTCTGATACATACAACCAAGCAGCCTCTGGTGCCTATGATCACTCCTTGAGACAGGTTACGGGTGTATTCCCACCACCAACAACTGTTTTTGGTAGACCAAACTATTATAATGGAGATGTTAGTAGCACATATCCCACAAACCTTAGTCATATTGGACAAGATTTTACAGATCAAACAGTAGCATCACATAATCATTTCAGTTTTGACCTCTCTATGAATATTGGTGGTCTTAGAGTTCCACCAAATATCGCTGTAAATAACGTACAATCTTATACTGTTAACGTTTCTGACATACCTGATGCGTTAAATATTCTTATGGACAATCAAACACCGTCACAAACGGTGATAATGATCATCAGAGCTTACTAAAATGGCAACATTTTTAAACCAAGAAAGAACCAAGATCGGGACAACAACAGGAACGCTGATTGCTTTTCCTCAAGAGTTGGAAGTAAACGATCCTAATGTAGGAAATAGTGCATCATTACTTCCTGCTGGTTATTTAAGATGTGATGGTGGAATTTATAGTTCAGCAGTATATCCAGCACTAGCAGAAATTCTTGGGACAGGTGCTGCATGTGCTTTTAGACAAGAGGGACAAACTTTAGGAGATACACAATTCCAAGTACCAGACCTAAGATCTAAGTTTATCAGAGCTAGTTCTGCATCTGATCAAGGTGTTATTAATGATAATACAGTAACAAATGCTTCTGGGCAAGTTGTTGAAAGATCTGGTGTTGGTGTCAATGTTTCATCAAACGTAGGATCTGTCGCAACTGTTGATATGGTGGGACAATTTAGAGTTCCTCCCAGAACTGTTACTCTTACAGGTAATGTTGGTTTTACTAGACCTAGAAGACCAGATGAAGAAATTGTATCCATAAATGGTTTCTTACCACACATGCACTATACTACAACGTTTAGGTGTAGAACTATTAGGCGTCAAGGTAGTGATGTATTTGAAATTAATTATTACAACAACGCATCTACAATTGGTGTTGAAAATTGGTATGATGCTACTGACTCTGGCGATCCTGATGGAAGACAACCTGCATGTAAACACTATCAACAATCAGTAGCATGGAATAATAATTCTTACATTCCTTCCGATACCTTTGCAAGTTATGAGTATTATGGTATTTGTAAAGGAAGTTGTGGTGGATTTATTAACAGTTGTTTGATTCCTACTGGAAAACAAATGCAAATTACCGCTACTCCAGAAGGTGAGTGTTGGCAAACATTTTCAGTTTTTGGAATTGGATTACTTAGAGTTGAAATGACATGTAAAAGTAGTAATCCAGTTATGGGTGCAAACTATGTTTTTGGTGCTACTGGAGTTGGTAATGATGATATTCCTACTGCTGCATCTAGTCCTGGCGGTGTTGTTCAATCATTTGAATTATATGAAACTGGTGTAAATCAAACAACTCAAGGATATTCAACTAAAGGTCTTGGAGTTTGGGCGTATAGTGGATATGGTGGTGCAGCTAACACATGGAACAACTTAGGTGACTTTGGTCAAGGTGAGGTTGACATGATTGGTGGTACTGGAACTGGATTTAGAGTTCTATGTCGATTTGAGGCATGGCCAGGTGCTGGTGGTAATCCAAGTAATACGAGATATAAAATTATTGCTTTTGTTGATGGTGGAACTGGATACTCTGCTGGCGATGTTCTAACTTTCCCTGATGTTCAAGGAAAAAATATCGGTAGTGCATCTGCAACTGGTAATGGAGGAATTAGTTTGAGAGTATTCTCAACATCTTTTGGATCTGATGCAACCGCTGCTGCAGCATACCCACATGAGACATCTTTATATCAAATGTTACCAGTAGATACTCAGGTTGGTAGTAATAATAATGTTGCATATCCTCAAGTTGCAAACATTATTGAGACTACATTACCATTTGATTATGACAGTGATCCCACGTCACACACGCATACTATCAATTATACTACTGGACTCACCAACTACGAAATAAATATACCAGAGACATTTATATCCACTGATGGGATGAATGCTTCTATCTCTATTCAACCAGAAACGGATACAAAAATTGATAACTTAATTGCTCCTTTTGTTATGGTAGATTACTTAATTAAGACCTAAAATGTCAAGAAACGTACGTTCCAATTTTCTTACAGATAAAGCAACTTTTGGTAATTCTACGTTACCAATTGGTGCTATCGTGCCTATTTTTAAGGCGACTGACGATAAGGTCACAGATAATGGTGTTGTACTAAATTTAGGATCAGTTGTTGCTGGTGCTGGTGGTGGTAGTGGATATGTAACTGACTTAGGAACAATATCTGGATATCCAACAACTCCAATATCTTTTGCTATCCCAGCAACAGCATTTGAAGAGGGAACAGATAATGTTATCATCCCTAATCATCCTTTTGTTGAGGGTGATAAACTAACAGTTACTACGACAGATCAAGCTCCAAATCAATGTAAATTGGGAGGATCTATTCAGACTATTGGTATTACTAATGTTGGTAGTAACTACACAGCAGCACCATTAGTACAAGTAACTGATAATGGTA